CAACATAACCAACTGATAGTAATGTGCCAACTAAAGTAACAAAAAGTAAATTCAAAGCTTTATCTACGAATGATGCCAAGAAAGTTCGTCCTCTTTCTTTTCTTTCTTTTTGTACACGAACTTTGGCTATTTTTATTTCTTTCGATTCCGACAAAGACTTTGTGACATCAGAAATTCTTTGACCTTCAGCGGGACGTATATTGTGTAATTTTAAGTAATTTGAAAATGCGTTATTCAGAGATTTTAAATCACGTGCCAGAGTTTTAAATGTCAGTGTGTTCTTTGCAATAATACGAAGAGAAGCCAAGCCATATTTGGTATCTTGGCTAGACTCTCTTTCGACTTTGCTTTCTGGATTTGGTTTATTAAATAACATTATGCCGCTGCTCTATCTGCAACAATTGATGCAACTTCGGTTTCTTTTTTCTTCATAGCTAGATTTTCTTGTTGCACTTTTTTATTATTGTTTGTTTGTGCAACCTTTACAACATCAACATCTTTTGGTTTTAATTGCTCTCTTTGCGCCTGTGCTACTTGTGTTGATTCTTGATTTATAAACTTTCCAGCACCCGCTACTTTGTTTGATGATAAAATTGCAGCAAGTGCAGCCGAGCCGGATTTATCGGTAGCTGAACCACTTCTTATTAGACTGACGGTTGCTGGTGCTCTATCACCAACTTGTTTATACCATTTACTTGCTTTGAATTCGTCGGCAGCTTCTTTAAACTTACCTTCTTTCAATAAAGCCGCCGCCACTTTAAATTTGGTATACCAGTAACCACCCATGTTATAAGTCAAATCAATCAATCCAGCTTTACCCGCTTCATTTGCTATATTCCAGCCCGGTGCTTTTTCGGCAAGTTTTACATGTTCCGCAAAATCTTTTTCAAATAACTCACGCACTTCTTGGTTTGAGAATTCACGATTCCATTCTTTGGGTAAAGTTTTACCGTTACCAATTAAGTGTCCAACACCAACAGTCCACAATCCACGAGAATCTTTATATGGCTTGTTTCTCCAACCTTCGTTGGCAATAACCATCTGTTTGATGTTTTCATATTGTCCAGTTGTTTGTGTTGGTTTTGACGCTGGAACAACTTCTGCTGGTTTTGGTGAAGGTTTAACCTCTTCTTTTTTTGGTTGCGGTGCGACTTTAGGTTTTGGTTTTTCTTCTGGTTGAGCCGTACCACCCTCTCTTGTTTTCTTTAATTCAGATTCGAGTACGGCTTTTTCTTTTTCTTCTTTTGCTTTTTCTATCTTGGCTTCTTTTAACCTAGCCTTTTCTGGTCCAGCAGTCAAATACTCAATATCATATTCCAACGTCGCAATTTCAATTTCAAGTTGGCGGATTCTGATTTTTTTCTTTTCAATCCTTTCGGTCATTTGATTGAAGTATTCGGCATACTTCTCACGTTCCTTGGCATCTTGCTCCATTCTTTTCATGTTATATTCTTCAAATGAAGATTTGAAATCTGCCGGGGTTGTTTCAGTCGTGAATAGTTCTTTTCCTTTATTGATAATAAAGTCTGCGAATACAGTGAACTTTTCTTCTACAAATTTTATAGATTCGTCTATACCTTTAAATAGTTTTTTAAATAAATCATCATACCATTCCGAGAATGTTTTTTTGAAATCTTTAATATTTTCTTTACCAAATAGCCCAAACGTGAATTCATCTAAAATACCAACAATAAATGCATCGACAAAATCTTCACCTTTTGTGAATGCTTCCCAAGCATCTTTGATTGGTTCCCAAACTATTAATCCTATTAACGCAATACCAGCAACAATAGGTAAAAACGGTCCAGCCCACAGCGACGATGTTACGGCAATGGTTCCCCTTTGAATTAATTTTGTCAGACCCTTTTTCATGAATCTTTTCAAAGAGTTTGAGAATACATCAACTAAAGGTTTTATTATTTTACTAACGTTTTTCTTGAACCATTCACCAAATAACTTTTTGATGTTTAGTTTATTAAGTAAACCTTTTACTATCGAAAGAAACTTTCTTCTTATACGCACAAGTTTGCGTACAGCAGTCATCTTTTTATATCGTTTCAATACAGATGCTGCAAGTTTCCTTTCCAGATTTACTGTAAATTTTTTTGTTAGATAACGAGCCATCAATAGCTTTGATAGTCCACTATTACTGCTTGTCCCGTCACGAGCGGCTTTTGGTGATTTTGAACTGACATATTTTTCACGCATCACACCAAACTTTTTAGTTAGTTCATCTTCTTTCAACATATGAGCATCTGGGGTGCCTTTGACTTTGACACCTTCCATTGCTAACCATCGTGAAAAATTAAGACGAATTAACTTTAAATCTTCTGCCATACGACCGATGGCAAGATAATTCGTTGCGGTTTTTTGTAGAGTGCTAACTACTCGGGATGAGGATTTTTTGTTTAGGACTTTCTGATTAATTGAAAGTCCAAGGATTTCGGAAATCATTACGCAGGTGCACCGTAATAATTGTTAATGAAGTTTGTATTATATGCGTCAGCTACTTGTTTTGGTTTCTTACCAGACGAAGACATATTATTATTTGTTGTACCAGCATCAACAACAATGCCAGCATCTGCGGCGGCATCCATTCTCTGCCCCTCAGCAACTTCAGAGGATGTTTGTGATAGTGCAGCACCAGACGTAGAGGGTGATGGTGTTGTTTCTGCACTTGGTGGTGCGGTCATAGATGCTCCACCAGTTACTCCACCGGTCGCTTGTTTTATTTCATTTGCGCCGGTAGTTGTTTCTGGTGGTTTTTGTTCTCTTGATTCAGAAGTTGGTGTCGGCTTTAGAAGAGACAATATTTTGTCTGCATTACCCCTCATGTCAGTGATTCTATCTCTGACTGCTGTTTCATCTAATGGTTTATTTGTTTTGACATCAACGAATTTTGTGGGTGAACTTGGTGTATAAAGCACACCAGCCTGTGTCTTTAAAAACTCAACAGCTTTACTCTTACTTTGTTCGGCTTCTTTGGCTATATTTTTTGTTGGGGTTGGTGCCGTTGATGGTGAACCAGAAACGACATTACCCATTTCATCATAAACAACATCACCCTGTGTAGTTTTTGCTTTACTTAAATCTTGTTTTGGTGGGGGTGCTGCCGCTGCTGTTGCACCACCAGTCGGTGCTGGCGTTTTTTCATCTTTCTTTCTGAATGGGCGAAACCCCGGAACTTGTATGTCGGAGAATCCCCAACCAATTTTCTTTAGCAAATCACCGACAACTGGGATATCATTAATCTTTGATAATGGTATCGTGAACGTATCCCAACCAATATTGTCTTTTAGCCACCCAACAATTTTTTGGAATGTTTCAGTAATGACATCAATCATTGGTGAAATGTATTCTGCCAAATCATCTAATGATTGACGTAATTCTTTTTCACCAAATAGTCCAGCAGTAATAAAATCTAAGAAACTACCCACCCCTTTTATCAGAGTTTCTTTTACGATATCGGTTTCTGTAATTGCTTTCCAGCCTTTGGCTATTGAATCAAAGAAACTTTCGATTAGGGGGAGCGGATTTAATTTTTCAGTAATCGTGCTTACTAGTTTACCTAAATCAAATGCTGATGCAAATGCTAAACCAAGTCCAATGAAAAGTGTACCAAGTATCTTTTTGAGTAAGTTCCAAAGGTATTCGAAAATACCTTCGTCACCACCGGTTTCTTTTTCTTTTTTGGGTTTACCTTTAGCGTCAACAGCCACAGGTGAAGTTTCCTTTTTACGGGCTTCTTCTAATTCAGCCTCACGTTGGTCTTCACTCTTAAAGAATTTGTCTGCTTTGGTAATTGCTTCTGCGTTTTTAAGTTTTACCAATTTAACGATATTTTGACGCAGCACATTCATATCCCTTGCCATACCCGGCAAAGCAAGAGAGTTTTTAGCAATAATGTTTAGAAACGGAATAACATCGGCGCTTATTGAGCCTTCTGTTGATTCCGTTTCTTTTGCTTTAGATGGAGACTTTGGATTTTTGGTTTTTTTAAATAAGTCTGCGAATGCCATTATCGTCTTTGTTTTTGTGCATTAATACGTTCTTTTTCTTCTTCCAAATACTTTAATAACAAACTAATATAGATGTTTCTTTCCCACGGTAACATATTTTCAAGCTCGGTCAAACTGTATTTGTGGTGCTGCATCAAGGCAAAGTTTGTCTGGTAATAATTACCGAGCGTATCATAACGAAATATTAGGCGAAAAAATTCTGCATACCTCTGATGGTAATGTCTTCTTCATACCCACATTTGGGGCAGTGGAAGTGTACATCCTTTTTCAATTCAGGCATGGTGTCAAAAAACACTTTGATTTTTTCCAAATCTTTCTGCTGCATAGAATCCACAAAGTCCTCTAATTCTTTTCTTGTAGAATCTTTGGCATAATAAATTTGCTCATCATCATAAAGGAAATCGATACAGTCAATTAAAATGTTGACCATAATCTCATTCTCATCCATCTGTTCATACTTCTGAACCATTTCAAAAGTTGGATATTTAAGACTGATGCCAAGCTTATCATTTAATCTAAACTTAGTTTCGTGTTCGTCGTGTTTAGTTGGTTGTATCTCAAGCAGATTTACATCAAACTCAACCGAACCGTTACATACAGTATCTTCACCTTTATCATTTTTAATCGTGTTGTTGCACTTGTACTTTAAGTTGACAACTTCTTCCACAGACCTTGCACGTAGATTCATGAACAGATATTCTAGGTCAAATGTTGGTAAACTATCAACATCAACATCGTCAAGGATACAGTTCTTTAATACTTGCTTAATTGTATTGACCGTTTCCTTTGAGTCTTCAGACTCCGCTGCCATCAAAAACAGCTTTTGTTCTTTGACCAAAAATGGTCTAATTCTAACTTCTTGTCCAGTCGAAATTAACTTTACAGTATAAACAGGCACATCAAGTTTTGGTAACATAATTTCCTCTCAATTAAAATCTTAATAAGCTGGTCGCAGCAGCGCCTCCTAGTGTTGATAGTGTTTGACCAATATCAAAGTTACCCTCATATATTGGGCGATAACGTTGATAAGCAAAACTAACTGATAGTCTATGAAAACCATCGTCACCCCAACTTAATGCTTGTGGGGCGACACCAACAGGGAAAGCGTCAATCAAATCGACAGCAAAAATTTGACGAACAATATCATCATATTGGATGATGCGAATATTCGTCAGGTAACGTGATGCATTACTTTTGGGGAAACGAGCATTGTTCGTATCCGATGGAATCATTGCTTCCATCCAACGGTCAAACAACTTACGTTCGTAAAAATCATTTGTGCAGATAAAAGTTAAATTAGTATCTGCATATTGAGTTCGGTATGGCACTTTAAAACCCGGTCCATAAACTCTTGCATCATGAGTCGCAATAGTTTTACCCGGCAATTCTGCTGCTTCACACTGTAATGCCAGATAACGTGACACAGTTGGATTCGATGACTGCATAGGTCCGTCATTGTTCTGTGTACCTAGAGCGTTATTGATAGCATCCGAAACATCTGTAAAGATAGAATTCGGGAAGTTTAATATTCTTTCAATTGTAGAATTACTTACATACTGACTTATGTAAGGCGGAATTGGTAATATTACTTCGAAACGACATGGGCGGGCAGGGCCACCCTTGGCGTTCATATTCGATAGAAATAGATTTGGTGAAAACGACATTAAAATTTCTTCTCCGAGTCTGACCAGACTTTGCTGGTACTAGCTTTAACAAACGATTCTACCGGTAACATCACAGCAATATCCCATTCATCTGCGGTAATTTCAAGGAAACGAGATTGCACATGGTTTGACAAGTATCGTTTGATACATGGCGTAGCCTCATAGAGTTTTGATGCTCGTTTTAAATAATCATAACTAATTCTGAATCTAGTTTTTTCATCATAATTATGGTCTGACAAAATGGCACTCAATTTGTCTAGAAGAATGATTCGTCGCTTTGGGTGAATGTAATGTAAATTCAACCCTAAAAAACCGTCTGGGTAGCGTTCTATTGGGATGACCAATGGGAACCTGTCGTAATATGGCAACGAATCCTTCGTCTTCGGGTCATAATAATAAAAGTACATACGACCAATGATAGATTGATTTTTTAATCGTTCACGGTCACGCATTAGGTCACCTTTGGTGGGTCTGAGTGCCGGAATCTTGGATTTTAACCATGCTCGGGCTTCACGGGAGCGTGGTTCATATCCTGATTTGAGAAGAGATTCTCTGATTCTATCAATTAATCGTTTTGCCATCGTATATTTATTCGATGCCCAGATGCTTTTCTGTGAAAATTAGGAATTCCCACCCATGGTCTTTGCAGAATTCTTGAGCCGCATACCACTTAGCTTTGTTGACTTCATAGGTCATAGCTTCTTGGATGAAAGCTTTGGTTTTGCGTTTTTGTGTGGGTGGTTTGGTTTGTTTTTCTGGTTTCACTTCTATGATATAGGTCATAACCGTACCATTAGATTTTTTAATTTTGGCAATAAAATCCGGAAAGTATCGGTGTTTTCTTTTGTCGATTGGGCTGAGATATGGTATAGGAAGTTCCTCCGAAGCCCACCAAATGACGTTCGGATGTTCATCTAAATATTTCATTACCCTAACTTCCCAAGTTGACCGATAGATGATGTTTGTCGGGTCACCCTTATATTTTTGTGGGTTTCTGGGGCTAAACTTTCCTTTATATGGCATAAATACTATCTAGTCAACTAACAGGAAACTCCATGGCATTTTTCGGTCTTTCAGACATCACTTTCACCAACGAACAACAAAGAACTGGTCCACTGGCAAAGCTCTACGAAAACCGTAATGTAGCCAAAGCATTTCGTTACCCATTGGATATTGGTAACTATGACAAAGGTCATTACATGGTTATTCATGTCAACACTCAAGTCAACTCAAAGATACAGGGTATTCAACAGATGATGCCGGGTGCATCAAGTCTTTCCTCATCAATGAAGGTTGACCCAAAAAATGCAACTAAAAATATTAAAGAAAAGTTTTCTGGTGCTATTAATGGTGCAATTGATAGTGGTGTAGCAGCCATCAATAGAAAAACAAATGGCGCATTATCATGGCTGCAACCATCTGGTCCATCGTTTGATTCTAGAAAAGCTGCACAAGCAACAAATTCTGCACAGTATATCAGTTCAGTGAAAGATATTCAAAACACTTCTTTATTAAAAACAACAAAACAATCTGATGAATCTATTGTTTTGTACATGCCGGATACTTTGTCTTTTAGCAGCAGTCAAAATTATGAACAATTAGAATTAGGTAGAGAATTGGCTGGACAAGTTGGAAAAGTCGCAGCATCTGTAATAGAAAGTTTACAAAGCGGCACAGGTGACGCTGGACAAAAATTAGCTGGAGCACTTAAAGGTGGTTTAACTGCTGGAGCAATAAAGGCAATCGGAAATGCAACGGGTTCTCAGCAGACGGGTGCGGCGTTTGCATTTTTAGCAAATAAAGCAATTATTAACCCCCAATTAGAATTGCTTTATTCTTCACCCAATTTTCGTGAATTTCAATTCGAATTTACTTTTTATCCACGTGATGAACGTGAAGCCTTGGAAGTACAAAATATCATAGAACGTTTAAGATTTCATCAAGCTCCCGAACTGCTTACTGATACGGCGGGTCTTCTAATGGTACCCCCATCAGAGTTTGAAATTGAATTTTATTATGGCGGACAAAAAAATCCAAATATTCCAGCAATAACAACTTGTGTATTAACATCAATTGATGTTAACTATGCACCTGATGGTTGGTCGGCGTATGAGATGCCCGGTGAAAATAAACCACAATTAGGTAGAACTGGTATGCCTACGGCTATTCAATTGGCACTGATGTTTAAAGAAACATCATTCTTAACTAAATCTAGTTTTAGAACCGCCGATGACCAATTAAAAGCAAGCAAAGCTTCAGGAAGTAGATAATGGCAAAATACTTTAACTATTTTCCAACCACATTTTATTCAAACGCAAACAATACAACGGCATTAGATACCGTAACCAATATCATTGCCCGCTTTTCGTTTGAAAATGAGATTAAAAATAATTCTACAATTTTTTACCCATATGAAATACAGGATGGTGATACGCCCGAAATTATAGCATCAAAATACTATGGTTCACCAGAAAGACATTGGGTTGTTTTAATGTTCAATGACATTATTGACCCACAATACGATTGGCCACTTGACCAAAGAACGTTAATTACTTACATCAATAGCAAGTATTCGGCAAATGGTGCAGCAAATACGACACCACAAAGTGGTATTGTTTGGGCACAAAATGACAATAATGTTCACTCATATTATAAGGTAATCACTCGTGTTGGTTCGGGTGTTAATAAAAATACAATAACAGAAAAAATCCAAGTTGATTCTAACACATATGCAAATGTTATTGTTAGTACAACAACTTATACTTTAGATAACGACAAAACCATAACTGAAACAGTTTCAAAAGAGAAACTCACATATTATGATTATGAAGTTGCACAGAACGAAGCCAAAAGAAAAATCAAGCTTCTCAGGGCAGACTATGTTACAGAAGGTGGTTTGATTAATGAATTGAAGAGAGTTCTTAATCAATGAGTTTAGAGATTACAAATTCATCGAAGTTTATAATTAATGAAATTTCGATGATAACAAAAACCGGTAAACTTGACCTGTCTGGTATATTTGAAGAGTTGAACCTATTCGATTCTATCTTTGTCAGTGTTATGAATGGTAATATTTTGATTACCGATTCTATTGGTTTGTCTGACAAATTTTTATTTGATGGCTCTGAAGCAATACTTATTGATATCTCTAAAGGACCGGGTTCGACTATCTTAAACTTTAAAAAAGCGTTTAGAGTTTACAAACAAACAGACCGTGAAGTAATTAATCAAAATAGTGAAAGATACATCCTTCATTTTGTATCCGATGAGTTAATTTACTCAGACCAACAGTTAGTTAATCAGGCTTACCGAACTTCTTATGATGACGTTGCTCGAAAGATTTTAACTAATTATTTAAAGATTCCAGCAACAAAACAGAACGGTTTGATAGAAAAAACTGTTGGTGTACGTGATATTGTAGTACCTAACTTAAAGCCACTTGAAGCTATTGAATGGTGTGCTAAACGTGCAATCGATTCAAAACGTTCACCAAACTATATGTTTTTTGAGAACAATGTTGGCTATAACTTTGCTTCGTTGTCAACAATGCTATCACAGTCCGAGTTGTTTACTATTAAGTTTCCACCCAAAAACTTGGAACAAACAAACGTTATTGACGACCTTTTGAGTCCAAAACATTTTGAGGTTATCAATCAGACTGACAAAATTAAAACAACACGTTCTGGTGTAAATGCTGGAACCTTTATTGGATTTGACCCAATTACTAGGACAATCGCAACACGAAAAATTGGGTATGAAGACCACTACAGCAGAATGAAACACGCAAACGATAATCCAAATTATTCTGCTGCTGTGAATAAAAGTGGGTTGGATGCGTCACAGGCATATGATTCAAAAAAGACCGTCGCATCATTCGGCACATTTAGAAAAGAAAGTAACTATATTAAAAAGTATGACCCAACATCATTGTCTAAATTAGAAGTGCAAGAAGATTTCGTATTTCAAAGAAAAGCAATCATTTCTAATTTGATGAATAAAAGAATCAAGTTGGTGATGCCGGGTAACTTTCAAATGACTTCCGGATTTGTTTTGAATGTTCGTGTACCTAACAGTGCAGTTAAGGCTGGCGGTGATGAGAACGAAGACCGTTCATTGAGTGGCAGATATTTGATTACCGCTGCACGACACATTATTAGCTATGAAAAGCACGAAACAGTTTTAGAATTGGCAACAACATCAAATGAGTTGGAGTTTATACCTTCAGCCACAGACCAGCAGACACGAGATATAGACAATTATGGAAGCTACTGAAGATAAACAGTTTGCCGGTAAAGGTGGGTTCGTTTGGTGGGTTGGTGTTGTGGAAATGATTAATGACCCATTAAAACTTGGGCGTTGTAAAGTTCGTTGTGTTGGTTGGCATACTGATAACAAAATGTTATTGCCAACAGAAGCTTTACCTTGGGCGCAATCTTCTTTACCCACAAATAATAATAATCCATATCCACCCCGTGAAGGTAATATGGTTTTTGGGTTTTTTGCCGATGGGGAGAATGGACAAGACCCCGTTATCTTAGGTGTTTTACCGGGTATTCCATTGAACTCAGGTAATCCACAACAGGGATTCAGTGATGCCAGAAATGCAACACAATTGGGAGCGGCACCAGTAAAACCAAATGAGTCTGCGACAAACTACCCTAGAGCATTAGATGAGCCAACCACATCAAGATTGGCACGAAATGACCCAGATTACCCGTCATATATTAACCAAGCCAAAGCTGCAAAACGAGCCAGCAAGGTTGAGCCAGCATCATATTATAACGCAAAATACCCATATAATAATGTGTATGAATCTGAATCTGGACATGCACTAGAGTTCGATGATACCAAGGGTGCTGAACGTGTTCACTTATACCATCGTTCGGGTTCATATACTGAATGGGCACCAAATGGCGACAGAGTAGAAAGAATTCAGCGCAACAAATATACCGTAGTTGCCGGTGACGAAGCAATCTACATTCAGGGGGATGTTCAGATATTTGTCGATGGTGATTATAGGTTGGACGTTACGGGCGACATAATAATTAATGGTAAGACTGTCAATATAAATCACGGCACTATGGGCGCTGCACGTATTGGTGACGTTGCAGATACTGGTGACCAAGGAACCGGTTCAGATACCGATGTGAACTCGGCTGGAACCAATAAGATTGAGACTGGTTCGGGCACGGTGTTCATCGGAGACTAAGATAAATAAAAGATGGCTACTACAATAACATCTAATGACCCAACAATTACATCCGAACGTGTCTTCAGAGACTTGGATTTAAATTTCAACCCACATCCAGTTAAAAAAGATGTGAGTAAGCACATCAATGAACGTGCAATTATTAATTCGGTAAAGAATTTAGTTTCAACAAATTTTTATGAGCGTCCATTCCAACCAGAATTAGGTTCGAATGTTCGTGCTCTTTTATTTGAACTCGTGGATTCTGTTGTTGCTGCTTCATTAGAAAGACAGCTAAAGGTAACAATAGAAAACTTTGAACCCAGAGTTGCGATACAAAATATCACAGCCATTCCATCACCAGATGAAAACGGATACAAAGTTGAGTTGTCATTTTTTATTTTGAATTCACCAAACCCAATTACGATTAATTTCTTTTTAGAACGTATAAGATAAAATGACTGGTCCAACTAGAGTAACCGAACTTGATTTTGACCAAATCAAGCAAAATCTAAAAACCTTTCTACAATCACAATCAGAGTTTACTGACTATGATTTTGATGGTTCGGGTTTAAGTATTCTTTTAGATATTCTTGCTTACAATACACACTATCAAGCATATTACCTGAACATGGTAGCTAACGAAGCATTTTTGGATACAGCACTGCTTCGTGATTCTGTGGTATCTCATGCCAAAGTTTTGGGCTACGTCCCATATTCACGTAAGGCACCCAGAGCCACAATTAATTTTACGGT